ATTTACCGCACCGAGTGGAATAACCATATTTTTGTTTATAATGTTCAATACTTTGTAGGACAAAACTTTCTGTAACTTCAAAAAAATTAGCAAGTTCATATAAATTATGAATGCCTTGCAAAAAAGCGTTTATTAGTTCGTTAAGAGGTATCAGAATTTCACAAGCTAATCTACGAGCCTTTAACTCATATTTTCTGTTTTGTATGTCTTTATCATCGAGTATGTTCCCATAAGTAATTTCATGGTGTGCTAGTTCCTCCGCTAAAGTTTCTAACTTTATTGTAGTAGGGCGATTACTATTAATAAATATTTCGCCGTTCATATAGAAACCAGACATAAACTTAGGTATATTTCCAGTTTCGTTTATAGATATGTAATCGTACTTTTTTAATAAATCTTCGTATCTCCCCATACAAAACACACCTTATTTTTTTCTATTTCTGATAAATTGAATAAATTGTTCTACTTCTTTTTGTTCATCTTCTGTCAAATCTGAATAATCTAAGTGAGCAGCCATAGTATCTTGTTTTTTGTTTTCGTACTTACCGACACCTAAAAGATACTCTGGTGTAACATTCAAAGCACGAGAAAATTCATTTACTTTATTTAAAGGGAATTGAGAAGTTTTATTTAAATATCTTGAAACAGAAGATTTAGCAATATTCAATCTTCTAGCTAGTTCACTCGTCGATAAATCGTTTTTATCCATTAACTTAGTTACTAATTCGATAATTTCGTCATTATTTCTCATGTTATCCTACCTCTTTTTAACGTTTTATTTTGGGAACAATTAAATTATAGCATTGTTTCTTAAAAGGAACAATATAAAAATAAAATTTTTATTTAAATAGGTAGAAAGTAGTATTATATAGGTAATTTAAAAGAAATTGAAATTTAACTGTTGCAATGTTGGAACGGAAGTGTTAAAGTTAAGTTGTTCCAAAAAAGGAACAGTTAGGGGGTGCCTCTATGAAGTTGAATCTCGATAGATTAGCGAAAACTCGAAAGCGAAGAAAAAAACGCAAGACGAAATGGCTACTGCTTTAGGTTTTCAATCTAGATCAGCGTATTCAAAAAGAGAAAACGGAGTTGTTTCTTTGGGTGCTGATGAATTAGCAATTATTGCTGAACTTCTTGATTATGACATAACATATTTTTTTGATTAAATCGTTCCATAAATAGAACGATTGGTTGCTTAGGAGGAACAAGTATGAACGATAAAGTAACTGCTATCAGATATTTGTCTATCGAACTAGGTAAGAGTGATAAAGAAATCGGTGATTTCTTAGGAGTTCACCGTTCTAATATCACTCATTATAGAAAAAACAACAATATACCAAAGCCTACTACTGTTGGAAGACAAGGAGAGTTAGCAGCGATTTCAAGATTAAGAAAGTTAGATTTCGAAGTCGAAGACCTTAATTTAATCGATAAATCATCAAGGTATGACCTGTTAGTTAATGAAAAAATAAAAATAGAGGTTAAGTCTTCCAAGAGAGGGAGAGATGGTTGCTTTAGATTTGCTTTTGACAATAAGCGTAAAAATCAATGTAAAACGTCTGACGGTGTTTTGAGGTTAAAAAATGGAAGGACAGTAAAGAATTATCAAAAATTCGCTGACTATTTTATCTTTGTTGGAATTGATGATGATATTTACCATTTTTGGATAATGCCAACAAGTCTGATTAAAGTAGGACAACAAAATTTAACATTGAATGATACTTATAGACCAACATTCAAAAATAATTTTGATTTATTGAGAGAAGGTGTAAGACATGACGCAAACTTTAAACGTAACCGTCCCAATACCAGACACACACATATTGGTCGCTAAAGATGAATACGAAGAACTATTAAGTTACTCACTTGATCCAGTTTGGGACTTAAAAGAATTGAAACGCAAATTGAAAATGTCATCTGACGAAACTATCAAAGACAGATTACTATTCAATCCGAAGTTTGAAAAATTACTCAAAAAGCAAGGCATCGCGCATTATCCGGATGAAAGTTTGAACCGTTGGAGATTTAACGCTAGAAAAATGAGTGCTTTCATTGATGAACATTTTGAAGAAATTCACGGAAAGGGGAGATAAACATGAAATCACACGATAAAGCATTCTTAATCTCAGGCATGATGTTCAATGCAATATTTTTTCTAGCAATGATGTTAAACATCTTCATCACTAACGCAGTAGCAATAGCAATGGTTACAGCAGTAATCACATACTTGTTTTTCGAATATGAATTTTTTCAAGTAAAGGAGAATTAAGAAAATGAAAAATGAATTTAGAATTTTGTTAGCTATTAGAAAATTGAAAATAAAAGATGTATACAAAGGTACCGGAATATCACGAACAACTTTACAAGGACTTTATTATGAAACAACGCCACATCCAAGCGCAACGACTATTCTAAAGATTTGCGACTTTTTAGAAGTAACTCCAAATGACTTTTTTGGCATAAAAAAAGACTGAAAGTCGCTGCAACGACTAACAGTCAAGCACTAATAAAATGAATTTCGACTTAATCATATAACGGGAGGCACATATATGCAAGAGGTAACTATATCTTTAAAAGAATATAACAACCTACTTAAAGATAGGGGCGATTTAACGCTAGTTAGTCTGCAAAATGGCTATTTACAACGCCAATTAAATACTGCAAACGAACATATAGATGCTTTGAATGACAGTATCAATCATTATATCAAGATGTACCAAAGCGCAGACGCTAGGGCAGACAGAGCGAATAAAAGACTGGAGGAGTATATCGATGCAAGAGCCAATATTAAATTGTGAAGTAGAATATCGCATCAAAGATAATTACTTTGGACGTTGGATCACTAATAAACCTACTACTCAAGAATATGCTAATTACAATGCTTTAAGACGTAATGCTCGTAAATTCGATGGTTTGCAAGATATAGACATTGACTGGGATAAACACTTGATTGAAGTGTCAACAATTGAAACGAAAGAAACACGTAAAGTATACAATTTTGAAGATTTGGAGGAGGTAAACGATGGCTGAACAACCTAGCTTCTCAGATAAGTTTAGAGAATTAAACAGTAGAGATGTAAGTGCGCATGTTGAGAAAAAACAAAACTTGAATTACTTATCGTGGGCGTATGTACAACAAGAATTAACTAAAGAAGATCCGAACTATTCAGAAAGAGTAATTGAGTTCCCCTATCCAGATAGTATGAACGAGAACTTTTTCGTTCCTTACCTCAAAACAAATGAAGGTTACATGGTATGTGTCGAACTAACAGTATTCGGAGTAACTAAACGTGAATGGTTGCCAGTTTTAGATTACAGAAACAAACCAGTAACCGTAGGTAGTGCTACTGCAATATTTGATATTAACAAAGCAACTAAGCGATGCATGGTTAAATGTGCAGCTAAATTTGGACTAGGTAACTACTTATATTTAGGCGAAGAAGTACCAAGTGCAAGTGATAACGATGTTACAGAATTAGAAGAACGTATCAATCAGTTTGTAACGCTATCACAAGAAAAAGGTAGAGATGCAACGTTAGACAAAACAATGCGTTGGTTAGGTATTCAAAACATTAACAAAGTTACTAAAAAAGATATTGCAGTAGCACATCAAAAATTAGATGCAGGACTAAAACAATTAGATAAGGAGAATGGCAATGACTAATTTAACAATTTTAACAGGACGTATCACTAAAGACTTAGAACTAAAACAAGCAGGACAAACACAAGTAACTAACTTCTCGTTAGCAGTAGACAACCCATTCAAAAAAGATGACACTTCATTCTTTGACATTGCGGCATTTGGTAAAACTGCTCAACTAGTCACTGACTATTGTGGTAAAGGTAGCAAAATCTTAATTGAAGGCAATTTGAAACAAGATAGATTTCAAGATAAAGAAGGAAACAATCGTTCAGTAGTACGAGTGATTGCTAACAGAATTGAATTTTTAGACAGCAAAGGTAGTAGCCAACAAAACAACCAACCTCAACAACAAAGAGGACAAGCGCCAGCAGGTAATAACCCGTTTGCAAATGATAATAGAGTTAATGACCTAGATAGTGAAGATCTTCCTTTCTGATTGGACTGATTTAATTGCCTAAAATCAAAAATTACATCACTCAAGATGACGGTACAACAACCGTTGTCATTGATGGTGTAGATATAGACAACAAAACATCGTTATTACTAGATAACGGACTAGAAGTTGAATGTGAAGTTAAAGCTATTGATCCATTCCTAATTACTGATAAGCAACGACGGAAAGTGTTTGCTCTCTGTAACGATATAGAGGCTTATACAGGGCAACCCCGAGAATACATGAGGGAAATGTTCCAAGATTATATAACGTTCCTAAATGGCTGTGATAAACGCTTGTCATTAAGTAATTGTTCAAGAGAACAAGCTAGACAATTAATCGAGGTCATTCTCGACTGGGTGTTTCATAACAATATCCCACTTAACTATAAAACAAGCGATTTACTCAAAAATGACAAAGCATTTCTATATTGGTCAACAGTTAATCGTAACTGTGTTATATGTGGCAAACCACATTCTGATTTAGCACATAGATATGCAGTTGGACGTGGCAGAAATAGAACGAAGATTAATCACTTTGGAAATCAAGTGTTAGCACTATGTAGATCTCATCACAACGAACAGCACCAAATAGGGATGGACACATTCAATAATAAACACCACTTAACAGATAGTTGGGTGGATGTGGATGGACGACTAAACCGAATGTTGAAAGGAATTAAAAATGAATTCGAGAGTAATAACTAAAGAAACTAAGAAAGAAATCGCTCATAGAATCAAACAAATAAGATTACAAAGAAATTTTGATATAGACGAATTCGCTTCAATCTTATATGTTTCTCCCTTCTGTATAAAACAATGGGAAGAAGCTAAAAGAATTCCAAATCTTGAGAAAATAAAATTGATAGCATTCATATTCAAAACGACACCTGAATGGCTATTGTACGGGGAGTGAAAGAGATGAGTAGACCAAAATGGAATAGTGATAAAAAGAGAAAAATTAAAAACGAATTAACACAAGGAGTTTATAAGTGTGCTATGTGTTCGAATTTTTTTGACAATGTAGATCATTTGCAAATCGAGCATAAAATACCCGTTTCAAAAGGTGGTACTAACGAATTATCAAATTTAACTGTACTTTGTAAAAAATGTAATTGTAGTAGAAAAAACAGAGTCGGAAACGAACATTTAAAAATCATTCTTAAAAATATCCAAAAAGAGATGGATAAAATAAATATCGACTTACTCGCTTATGAAAAAGAAATCGGAACTCTTGATAATGGTGATATCGCAGAAATAATTGGCGAACTAGAAAGTGTGTATACAGATTTCCACAACACATTGGTTGGTGAAGTCTTAGATGCCTAAAGATACAATTAAAAATTCAATTACTGGTTACGGTCTTGTATTTAAGCGAGTTATGAAAGACACAAATATCGATATTGAGGCTAAAGCATTGTACAGCTATTTATCAGCTTATGCTGGTTCAAGCGAAACGGCATTTCCTGGAGTTAGTTTGATATGCCATGAACTAAACATTAGTGATAAGCGATTTAAAAAATACAGAAAGCAACTTGAGGACAACGGATATTTAAGCGTCAAGAGAGAACGAACAAACAACGGTTTCAGTAAAAATATTTATACTATTGAACACAATCCCGTATCGGGTAATTTCGTACCGGTACAAAACTTCACGGGAAGAAACGTAACGGGACAAAACGTAGGTACTAAGAATAACAGTATTAAGAAGAACAATAATAAGAATAACAATAGTAATAGTGACAGTGACACATCACAAATCTTTCAGTTAGTTAGTAATGAATTAGAAATGATACAAAGTCCTTTAAAAGTACAAGAGTTAGAAGATGAACTCAATCTTATTAAAGGAAACCAATTAGAGATAACAACAGTAGCTATTAATTACTGTAAACAAAATAAGAAAGGTATTAACTACCTAATTAAAGTATTAAGAAATTGGAATAACGAAGGTGTAGATACTAAAGAGAAAGCACTAGCTAAAGTAACGCCTAAGAAAAAGAAAACTAATGAAACTGACGATTTAATTGCAGCGATGGAACAAGAATTAGGTGATGAGTAATGAGTATGACTAAGAAAGAAGCATTACAAATCATCAAAAAAATTAGGAATATCTATAATTTAGAGTTCGACAAACCAAAGTTAGAAACATGGATAGAAGTTCTTAGCGAAAATGGAGATTACGAACCAACACTAAAAACATTAAACAACTACATTAATTCCGGCAATTCATATCCACCTAACTTACCTAAAATTATGAGAAAAGCACCTAAGAAAATGGAATATGAAGAGGCGCCAGATGATGTAAAAGAGCATCGTTGGAGAATGAAAAACGACCCCGAATATGTAGCTGCACGAAAAAAGATACTTGATGATTTTTCAGAACAACTTAGAAAGTTCGAGGTGAACAACCATGAATGAACGCAGAAACGTTGAAAGTACGATTATTTCAAGTTTGCTAAAAAAACCTGAACTTATCGAAAAGTTGCGTATTAAACCTTATATGTTCTATTACGACGACTTTAGAACATTTATGGAATATGTATTTGAAGTCGGCAAGGTGGATCATCAAGAAATATTTTTAGAAACATCAAAGAATAAAAACTTTTTAGATTTCGACACGATACAAAAACTATACAATTCAGATTTTATTGGTTATGGCATATTTGAACGCTATCAACAAAATTTATTGGAAGCCTATCAAATATCACAAGCGAATGAAGTAATCAATGAATTTAACCAATCACCTAACATGCAATCGTTTGAAGCAATGGTTACTGACTTAAATCAAGTATCACTGATTAGTGCGACAGATGAAACAAGTACAAAACAAATTGTAGATGAGTTTGTAGAAGAATTGTATAGCGATGAACCTAAGAAAGTCATTAAGACAGGTTTTCCATTAATGGACTATAAGATTGGCGGTTTAGAGCCAACACAACTCATTGTGATTGCAGCACGACCTTCAGTAGGTAAAACAGGGTTCGCGCTTCAAATGATGCTTAATATCGCTAAACAAGGTTATAAAACATCGCTATTTAGTTTAGAAACAACAGGCATAGCAATATTAGAACGAATGTTATCTGCAGCGACAGGAATTGAATTGTCACGTATTAAGAAAAAATCAGATTTAAGCGCTGATGATTTAACTAAATTAACAAGTGCTGCAAGCGAAATATTAAAACTTGAAATAGATGTCAATTCACAAAGCGATGTAAGTACCCAGGAAGTCCGTAAGCAAGCCATGAAGAACAAAGATAAGCAACAGGTAATATTCATCGACTATCTACAATTAATGCAAACAGATAGCAAATTAGACCGTAGAAACGGTATTGAAAAAATTAGTCGTGATTTAAAAATTATAGCAAACGAAACTGGTGCAATTATCGTTTTACTTTCTCAACTTAGTCGTGGTGTAGAAAGTCGAAATGACAAACGACCTATGTTGTCTGACATGAAAGAAGCAGGTGGAATTGAGGCTGATGCAAGTTTGGCCATGCTTTTATACCGAGACGATTATTATAACCAAAATGAAGAAGATGAACTTGGTAAGTCGATTGTCGAATGTAATATTGCAAAGAATAAAGACGGAGAAACGGGTGTCATCGAATTCGAATACTACAAACGTACACAAAGGTTTATGACATGACGGTTATCGAATATAAGAAACTACTTGGAACGATGTACCGACAAGATTATATCAACGATCAACTTATTGGAACGTTACTGATTGAAGTTGGTCGGGCTATCAATCGCTTGCTGGAAGAGAAAAAGATATCTCCTTTCGATGGCTATGAGAAAGTGAAAGACATTATTGAAAAAGAAACGAAGTGGAGAGATAAAGATGGCAATTATCGAAAAGTATTACCTTTATAGACCTGACGGAACAGAAGAAATAAAGGTGGAGAAACGTGAGCCTAATTTAAACATCGTCAAAACACTCACAGGCGCTCATTTTAGCGAGAAATATAAAAAGATGACTGATAGTGAGTTGAAACATTTCAAAGGCGTATATGAGCTTCTGTACGAAGAAGAACTAGGGTTACAAGCAACGATATTTGATATGTAGGAGTGAGTGAATGGAACTAAATAAAATTTACAACGAAGATTGTTTGGTCGGCATGAGAAATATCGAAGAAAACTCAATAGATTTAACAATAACTTCGCCACCTTATGACAATCTAAGAAAATACAATGGTTTCAATTTTGATTTCGAAAACACAGCTAAAGAAATATATAGAATTACTAAAAACGGTGGAGTATTAGTTTGGGTAGTTAATGACTCAACTGTTAAAGGTTCAGAAACAGGTACTTCATTTAAACAGGCTTTGTATTTTAAAAGTATCGGTTTTAGATTGCACGATACTATGATATTCGCCAAAAACAATCCGTTGCCACTAACACACAATAGATATGAACAACAATTTGAATATATGTTTGTGTTTTCAAAAGGTAAACCTAAGGCTTTTAACCCTATTAAGAAAGCTAACAAAAACTATGGAAAGGTCAAAACAGGCACGCACAGAAAGAATAAAAAAGATTTGGTAAAGATGACTGGTTCAAATAAATCAGTAAAAAAAGAATCTATAAAAAACAACATTTGGTATTACTCAGTAAATCGAGGTGCTATATCAAAAGATTTATCAGTGCATAAACATCCTGCTGCTTTTCCAGAACAAATGGCAATAGATCATATCAAAAGTTGGTCTAATAAAGGTGATTTAGTGTTAGATCCTTTTATAGGCAGTGGTACTACTGCAATTGCTTGTATTAAAACAGAACGTAATTTTATAGGTTTTGATGTAAGTGAAGAATATTGTGAGTTATCAAAATTAAGAATTGAAAATATTTAAAATAGCGATATTTGAATTCTAGGAGTGACAACGTGAGTAAATACAATGCTAAGAAAGTTGAATATAAAGGTGTCGTGTTCGATAGCAAAGTCGAATGCGACTACTACCAATATTTAGAACATAACTTAGGTAAGGAATATGACCGTATCGAGTTGCAACCTAGATATGAGTTAATACCTAAGTTCGATAAGCAACGAAAAACAGAATACATCGCAGACTTTGCACTATTCAAAGATGATGTGCTGATTGAAGTGATAGATGTAAAAGGTATGCCAACAGAAGTAGCGAAGTTGAAAGCGAAAATGTTTAGACATAAATATCCGAAAGTCAAACTTACATGGATATGCAAAGCACCTAAATACACAGGTCAAGAGTGGATAACATATGAAGAATTAATCAAAGTACGCAGGGAGCGTAAGAAGGAGAACAATCAATGCAGGAAGAAACACTAAAACTCACATTCGATTTAACTGTAGAAGTAGAACAGCCTATTTGGATAAACAAACATGCAGATAGAGAAAACTACATCGAACATTACGCTAATAGATATAAAAATGATCCTGACAATTTATTAGATAATATCAAAAACATTACTGACGTTAGTGTCAGTTACGCGGATTGGAAGTGACACTATGCCGAAAGTGAATTTAGATGGTAAACGTTACAGATTATGTGATGTGTATAAATATTTTGATGTATCAGATAGCACAGTTCGTAAAAGATATAAAGAAGGTTTACGTGGACCAGAATTAATACATGGCAAAGGAGTTTATCAATATGGTGCAGACGTACGAAAGAAATGAAAAGCAATTAACAGCTAAGCAGTTGTATGAGATACAGCAAGCTGAACTTAGACACGAAAGAGCGTTGAAACGTAAACGTAGAGAAGAACGTATTGCTAGGGCTAAACGTGCAGAACGTGAGGTTGCTAAGCACAGAGTGAACACTAGATACTTTAAAAATCTAGTACAAAATAATCTTGTGGTTAAAGTCAAGACAGATCAATATGGCAATGTGCAGAGGGGGTAGCGGAATGGAAAATGTAAGAATAATTGATTTGAAAGTAGATAATATTGTTCAGTTCCAAGCAGCATTTAAAGGTATTAATGCTATGCAAACGGCCATAGTCAATCGTGTGTATGCAATAGAAAAAGGTTTAAAAACAGTTTGGTACGCAGAGGTTGAGAATGCAGGTGGTTATAAATTCACACTTACAGATAATGATGACTTTGTGAGAGTGGAAGAACCATTTACTCGTAAGGTAGATCTTTCGGGAGATGTAGACTACAACACACCTCAGCATTACAAAGGTAGTGGAGATATAGATGTCATCGAATTCTTGTACCAACAATTATCATTCGAACAGTTCAAAGGCTTTATGAAAGGTAACATGGTCAAATATCCAGTTCGTGCAGGTCGGAAAGATGATGAATTAGCGGATATCAAAAAAGCTAGAGATTATGCAGATAGATTGATTGAAAAAATGGAGGCACAACAATGATCTATTTAGGTGGAGACATGCTTAGTATTGGCCAACAAATGCGTAGAGAGTGGGAGAAGCAAGAGTTACAACGATTAGGCTTTAAAGTTTATGCACCACATGACGATAAAGACATTAATGATAAAGCAAATGCTAACCAAGATAAACTAGCAGAACGTATTGTGTTCAATGACACATTAGGCATGGAAACAAGCGATGTAATGATATTCGATTACTTACCTCATGCACAAGGTACAATTTGCGAAATGGGGTACGTACAGCACCTTAAAAGAGCAAGTGAGAAGGACATTAAGATTTATGTTCAATGTACCGACATCAGACAAGGAACGGGACATATTTCAAACGAGCAGGACCGAGCAGAGTTCAGTATCAATCAATATGTGTATGGCGTAATTATGGATGTTACTGACGGTAGAGGTATTCAAACGTTTGATGAGATATGTGAGGAGTTAGTCTCATGATACTTAGCGATACAATCAACCAACGCTATCGCTATGCTACACAAGGCAAGACACCTACACAGATACAACAAGAACTACGCAAGCTAGGTGTTAACGGCTTTGTGGTTAAGGTAGCAGGAAGTAGAGTGACGATGTTGGTAAGTGAGAACGATATTAAAAGGAACAGGGAGTGTGTAAGGAATGGCAACAGATAAACAAGTTGAGTATGTTGAAAGTTTACAAAATCAAACTTCACTTACTGATTACAGTCGCAAAGAAATAAAAGCAATGACGCATAAAGAAGTGAGCGATTTAATAAGCGAATTACAAGATGACATAGCATATGACGAAGTGATGAGTACAGGACTACCAAATCAATAAGAACAGGGAGTGTTTTAGATGATAAAAATATACAAAAACGACAATGACGAATTAGAATGCCATGTTAAATATGATGGTTATGATTTTAAATTTCAATGTATTAGAGATGGTTTTTCTAGTGCGGTTTTTGAAGGTAGTAATACAGAAGAATATAGATTGTTTGAAAGTAATATCGATATTGATGACGAAATTTTAAGTGGCATACAAAATATTATGTTTCAAATAACTAGAGTGTTTAACTGGCAAGACGGTTGGGAGGGCGATTAAATGTATACCAGAGATAGAGAAACAATATCAACGATGTTAACAAATCATATTGCAAGTGAACGTGACAGTTTCCGTAAACAACGAGATGAACTCATCAATGATATGGCAGAAGTGAAAAGGAAGGCAGAGGCGTTTGATGAGATTTTAAATGTTGACTATATAGTAGCGCCTGATGATTATGCACATGAAATCACAAAAATTGTAGATAAATACAGGGAGGAACAATAAATGTCAATTTTACCAATTAAATTATTATCAGAAAATGCAATCTTGCCAACAAGAGCAAATCCGACAGATAGTGGATTAGATTTATATGTAGCAGAAGATACAACTATTCCAGCACATAGTACAGTCGTAGTACCTACACACATTGCTATTGATTTAGCGTATGGATATGAGGCGCAAGTGAGACCACGTTCAGGTAATTCACTTAAAACTAAGTTACGTGTAGCGCTTGGAACAATTGATCACACGTATAACAAAGAAATTGGAATTATTACAGACAATATCGGTGATGAGGCAATCGTAGTTAAAGCAGGTACACGTTTAGCACAATTAGTCATTGCGCCAGTAATGTTACCAGAGCCAACGGAGGTGCAAGAGTTTGATGAAGTGTCGGAAAGAGGAGCGTATGGAAGCACAGGAGAGTAAGGATATATTAGAAAAAGTAAAAGAGGTGCTGGGGAAGTGAAAACGACAGATTTTATTGAATTAGTTAAACGTTTAGGATACAAAGTCAACTTGTCATACAAAAATGTAAATCATAAAAAGACTAAACTTTTAATCTATACAGAAAATGAGAGGCATCCAAGTGCATGGGTTTTTGTACATGAACAGTATTCTTTTAGAAGTTTAGGAATTAATAGTGAATTGTTCACATTGTTAGTGATGTATGCAAGCACTTCTATTAGTGAACGAGGTGGTAACTTATGCAATACCTAATACGTCAATTCAAAGACAGCACAGGTCACATTCACACTGATATTGAGAAAGCACGCACAAACGAAACTCTCTCTATTGTGGAGGCGGAGAGTAAGGAGCAAGCGTTGAAAGTATATAAAGCGCAACGTCAGAAAGAGGCTTTGATGTCCGTCATTAAAGGTTACAAAAAACTTAAGGAGCGATTGTTTAATGATTAAACGCATACTAAAAATATGGTTCATCATCGGAATGTATGAACTAAGCAAATATCTAACTAACGAACTTATCGTAAAGTTGCAGAGTGAAGATGATGTGGAAGTGCCTAGTGATTATGCTAGGGAGAGTGATCAATACGATATTAACAGAATTAAAGCTGAGGTGAGTAAGTAGTGGTTGATTTAATTGTAGAACTAATTCTATTATCAATTATTGGACTTTTATTTTCCTTATATATAAGCCAACGCAAAAAGAAACAAAAAATGTTAAGACGACTAAAAGTTAAACTTGAAGAAAATGACCAAGTAAAAAAGTCGTTAGACGCATGTAAAAGGGCATGTCGAAACACTAAACATGTGAAGAAAGTTGAATATGCTAAGTATATTGTAGAAGTGAACGAGGGCATCTATCTAAAAATACCTAACCGTTTCAACACGTACAATTTTAGAAACGAAAAGGTATTTGTTAAAAATATTTATGAAGCTACATCATTTTTTACAGTTGAAGCAGCAAAATCTTTTGCAGACGAATGTGGTGGGAAAGTGTTATATAACAAACCTAATTTGGAGGTAGTAGAGTGATAACGATTGAACGTCATGATATTAGAAAGTTAGAAGAATATATCCAACATGTAGAACGTTATCGTAAAGAGTTAAAGGTTTGTGAGTATGAATTATTAGAAAATCACGAACCAGAGAATGTAGGTGCTGGAAAAAGTAATCTACCCGGTAACCCAATTGAACGCCAAACGATTAAGAAGTTAAGTAACAAACGGTATGTGATGTTAAGCAACATTGTGAACGGTGTTGATAAGCTAGTTGAAGAAGCTGATGAAGATACACTCGATATGATTAACAAACGTTACTGGGAATGTCCTATCGGTTGTTATGAGTGGGAAGATTTAGCTGAATACTTTGGAACAAGCAAATCAAGTATATTAAGACGACGCAACGCAATGATTAATAAGTTGGCTGAATTAATTGGTTATGTGTAAGTGAACTTAAAAGGGGTATAAGTCCGTGCGAAAAGTCGTTATTATGATACTGTAAGAGTTATCTCCTAGTGTAGCGTTTTTATAAGTTACCCGGAGATATACCAAACACAAGCGATTGGATAAGCACTTATCATCTTGTAGATGTTATGCGTCCGATTGCTGAACTGTCTATCTGTGAGGTAGGCAGTTTCAATGGTATCTTACATAATCTAATTTAGAATGAAATTCAAAATGTTTGTTTAATCAGCCTCCTTCAATTTAGATATTTGACTATCCGAGAGAACACTCGGGTAGTCTTTTTTATTACAAATATATAGAGTTATTAACGTAAAGTAGGTGGTATTATACGATGACGAAGCTAAGCATTAAACAACAAGTATTTGCAGATGAATATATAAAGACAGGTAACGCATATCAATCGGCAATTAAAGCCGGTTATAGCGAAAGTTATGCAAAAGGTAATGTAGTTAAATTGTTGGAAAATGTGAGTGTCAAAGCATATATAGACAAACGAATGGAAGAATTGAAAAAAGAGTCAATCGCAGACCAAGATGAGATACTTCGCTATCTTACTTCGGTCATTCGTGGAGAAATCACTGACCAAGAACTTATACCTATTCAAGTAGGTCGTGGAGAAATGGAAGTAGAAGAACTAGAAAAACGATCTGATACAAATGCTAGAACGAAAGCAGCAGAATTATTAGGTAAACGTTACATGATGTGGACGGACAAGCAACAAATTGAAACAACTGCGACGGTACAGTTCAATGACGATATCAATTGATTTATCTAAACTCATTCCCGAACACTTTCACGACCTATGGAGAGCAACTAAGAACAAAGATATATTAAATGTAGTCGCTAAAGGTGGACGTGGTAGCGGGAAATCGTCTGATATATCCATCATCATTACACAACTAATCATGCGCTATCCTATGAACGCTGTTGTAGTCCGTAAGACAGATAACACATTAGCAACATCTGTATTTGAACAGATTAAATGGGCGATAGAAGAACAAAAGGTATCACACTTGTTCAAAGTTAAGGTATCTCCTATGGAAATCGCATATATACCTAGAGGGAACAGAATTATCTTTAGAGGGGCGCAGAACCCTGAACGATTAAAGTCGTTAAAAGATAGTCGGTTCCCTTTTTCTATTATGTGGATAGAAGAGTTAGGCGAGTTTAAAACAGAAGATGAAGTAACAACGATTACTAACTCAATGTTACGTGGAGAATTGGATGAAGGGCTATTTTATAAATTCTTTTTCTCATACAACCCAGCTAAGCGTAAACAACACTGGGCGAATAAGAAGTATGAGAGTGCCTTTCAACCTGTTAATACGTTTGTACATCACTCAACGTATTTAGATAACCCTTATATATCTAAACAGTTTGTTCAAGAGGCAGAAAGTGCAAAAGAACGTAACGAATTGAGATATCGTTGGGAGTATCTAGGAGAAGCAATCGGTAGTGGCGTTGTACCATTCGATAACTTGAGATTTGAGAAGATACCTGATGACTTGTATAACTCATTCGATAATATTCGCAACGCTGTCGACTTTGGATATGCAACTGATCCATTAGCGTTTGTACGTTGGCATTACGACAAAAAGAAACGTATTATCTACGCAGTTGATGAACACTATGGTGTACAGATAAGCAATAGGGAGTTTGCTAACTGGTTAAAACGTAGAGGTTATCAGTCTGACGAGATATATGCAGATAGTGCAGAGCCTAAATCTATTGCAGAGTTGAAACAAGAACACGGTATTAGACGTATCAAAGGCGTTAAAAAAGGACCGGACAGCGTAGAACATGGCGAACAATGGTTAGATGATTTAGACGCAATTGTAATTGATCCAACACGTACACCTAATATCGCAAGAGAATTTGAAAACATTGATTATGAAACAGACAAAGACGGTAACGTCAAACCTAGATTAGAAGACAAAGACAATCACACAATAGACGCTACAAGATATGCGCTAGAACGTGATATGCGTCAAAACAAAATTAGTATATTAACGTAAACGAGGTGGTTATTATTAATTGGCCATGGGAACGACCTTATCACGAAACGATAATGGAACAAATCAAGCCTAAATATGAAACGCAAGAAGAAATGATAATGCGATTGATTAGAGAACATAAAGAGAATATCGATAACATCACAATTGGAGAACGATATTATAATCATCATCCGGATATTTTAGATGCACCATTCAAAACTGATGTGAACGGCGACTATGATGAGACTAAACCGGACTGGAGAATGTACACTAACTACCATCAAAACTTAGTTGACCAAAAAGTCGCATACACAGTAGCCAACCCAGTGACATTTGGTACAGAGAACGAGAAATCACTCAAGACTATTCAACACGTACTTAATCATAAGTGGGATGACAAGTTAGTGGATATTCTAACTGCTGCAAGCAATAAAGGTATCGAGTGGGTACAACCTTATGTTGATGAACAAGGAGAATTTAAAACATTCCGAGTACCTGCTGAACAAGCTATTCCTATTTGGACTAATAAAGAAAGAGACGAACTACAAGCATTTATCCGTGTGTATGAATTAGATGGTGCTGAAAGAGTAGAATATTGGACTAAAGATGATGTAACGTACTACGAACTACAAGAAGAACAGCTTATCCCTGACTTTTACCGTAGTGACGACCATATCCAACCACATTATTTTCAAGGCAATAAGTTGATGAATTGGGGAAGTGTACCATTCATTCCGTTTAAGAATAACCCTCAAGAAGTATCAGACTTGTTTATGTATAAGACGATTATTGACGCATTAGACAGACGTTTATCTGATACTCAAAACACGTTTGATGAATCGGTTGAGTTAATTTATATCCTTAAAGGTTATGAAGGTGAAAATTTAAAGGACTTCATGCATAATCTTAAATACTATAAAGCGATTAATGTTGATGGCGAAGGCTCGGGAGTAGACACAATTAAAGTGGAAGTACCCGTAGAGTCCGTTAAAGAGTATTTAAAGATGTTACGTGAATACATTATCGAGTTCGGTCAAGGTGTGGACTTCCAGCAAGATAAATTTGGTAATAGCCCTAGTGGTATCGCACTCAAATTCATGTATAGCAACTTAGATTTAAAAGCGAACAAGTTGAAGAATAAGACGCTTACTGCGTTACAAGAGTTGTTACAATACATCATTGATTTTTATAAGTTAGATATCAAAGTACAAGACATCGAGATTACATTCAACTTCAATATCATGGTAAATGAGTTAGAAAACTCTCAAATTGCTATGAACTCAACTGCTATCTTATCTAAAGAAACAGTTATTGCTAATCATGCATGGGTTGATGATCCAGTCGCAGAAATGGAAAGAATAGAGCAAGAGAATATCGAACTCAATCAACAACTCCCAGATATTGAGGAGGGTTTGAATGGCAGAAAACAACAATCCGAAGATAACCAACCAACATGATATCGATGGTTACATTGATAGAAAGATAATGACAGCAGAAAAAGAGATAGAAATACTGTTTGCTAACCGTCTGAAAGAAATCAAACAAGAATTAGCAGATATGTTTTCTAAATATCAATCTGATGACGTGTACGTTACGTGGACTGAATTTAATAAGTATAACAGGCTCAATAAGGAACTAGAACGTATAGGACAGATGTTGACACAAGATTATAGAGAAGTCGCTAAGATTATCAAACAATCTCAACAGAATGTCTATATTGAAAAGTATCTTATGAGCCTTTATTTGTATGAAATGGCTAGTCAAACATCAATGGACTTCGATGTACCAACTCAAGCCATTATACAGAAAGCCATAGAACAACCAGTTGACTTGATTAAGTTAGTACCAACGCTAGAACGTCATAGAAACAACGTACTTAAAAAGATACGCATAGAAATCACTAAAGGCATCGTAAATGGCAAAGGGTACACACATATAGCTAAAGCCTTACGTGATGGTTTAGGTATGTCTAAAGCGCAAGCACAACGTGTAGCACGTACTGAAGCTGGTAGAGCAATGTCGCAAGCTGGTTTAGATAGTGCAAAGGTAGCAAGAGATAACGGTTTATCTATGCACAAACGTTGGTTAGCTACTAAAGATACACGTACAAGACATTCTCACAGACACTTGGATGGCCAATCGCTCAAATTGCATGAAGTATTCCGTTCGAGTGGCTGTACTGCACAAGCACCTAAGTTATTTAAGGGTGCTGCAAGTGCAAAAGAGAACATTAATTGTCGTTGTAAGTTACTTTATTACATAGATGAAGATGAATTACCTACTGTAATGAGAACTAAAGAAGATGGTGTTATTCCATTCACTACATATCGTGATTGGGAGAAAAGGAAACGGAAAGGCTAGTAACCTACTACTCGACCTGAAGTAAGTCGTTAAACTGCTTCTTTTATTTTAAACTTTCGTGTCGTAACACGTTAAAAACGTAAAAGGAGTAGTTAAATATGGACTTATACGCATTATTAGGGCAATTTAAAGACGGTGAAATCGATAAACAGAAAGTGATTGACGCTATTGATGAATCGAAATCAGGTATGGTACCACGTTCTCGATTGAATGATAAGAACGCTGAAATCGATGAGTTGAAAGCAGAGATTACTAACCGTGATGAACAAATTGCCAAATTACAAGACTCTGTGAAAGACGATAGCGAGTTAAAGAAAGAACTCGACGAATTAAAAAATAAAAACGCAGAGTGGCAAACTAAGTACCAAGAATCACAATTGAATAACGCTGTTAAGTTGGCAGTTGCTAAAGACGCAAACGATGCTGACGATATTCTGGCTTTCATCAACAAAGATGAGTTGGAATTGCAAGACAATGGCACTGTGAAAGGTTTAGATAAAGCGATTGAAACGCTTAAAGAGTCTAAACCTTATTTATTTGCCGATACAAAGCCTAGTGGACGTACACCGGATGAAGGTAGAAACGTTACTGGCGGAATAACACAAGAACAGTTCAACAATATGAGCGTAGACGAAAGAACTGATCTATTTGTGAATGATAGAAAGACATACGACGCTCTAATCAATAATTAGGAAAGAGGTAATAAAATATGGCACAAGGAACAACAATGTTATCTAACCAAGTTGTACCAGAGGTATTAGCACCAATGATGCAAGCAGAGTTAGATAAGAAATTAAGATTTGCTCAATTTGCACAAATCGATAACACATTAGCAGGACAACCGGGAGACACTTTAACATTCCCAGCATTCGTTTACAGTGGAGATGCAACAGTAGTACCTGAAGGACAAAAAATTCCTATCGACAAAATCGAAACTAATAGACGTGAAGCTAAAATTCATAAAATCGGTAAAGGTACTGAAATTACAGACGAAGCATTATTATCTGGTTATGGCGACCCTAAAGGCGAAGCAGTACGTCAACACGGTTTAGCTATTGCTAACAAAGTAGATAATGACGTATTAGAAGCTTTACGAGGTACTAAATTAACAGTAAGTGCAGATATTGGCACATTAACTGGTTTAGAAACTGCAATCGACACATTCAACGATGAAGATTTAGAACCTATGGTATTATTCGTAAACCCTAAAGACGCTGGTAAATTACGTGCTAGTGCATCAGCAAACTTCACTCGTGCAACTGAATTAGGTGATGACATCATTGTTAAAGGTGCATTTGGTGAAGCGTTAGGCGCAATTATTGTACGTTCTAACAAATTAGAAGAAGGAGAAGCTATTTTGGCTAAGCGTGGTGCAGTTAAATTAATCACTAAACGTGATTTCTTCTTAGAAACTGACCGTGATCCTTCACGTAAAGCAACTGCTTTATACAGTGATAAACACTATGTAGCATACCTATATGACGAATCTAAAGCAGTTAAAGTAACTAAAGGTGCTGGAAACGCAGACACAAGTGCATAAAAGGAGGAAGTGACGTATGTATAAAGTAATCGAATACTTCACAGACTTACAAGACAATTACCATGCGTATCATGTAGGGGATCCATTCCCTCGCAATGGTTTAGATGTAAGTGATGAACGATTAACTGAATTATCCACAAAAAATAACCGTCAAAATAAGCCTTTAATAGAGCGTGTAGAAGAGCAAGTAGCTTTAAATGGTATGAAAGTATCAGAATTGAAAGAACTTGCTAAACAACGTGATATTGAAGGCTTTTCTCATATGAAAAAATCTGAACTCATCGACGCATTAGAAGGTGCAGAATAATGGATGCGCTCGATGTGAAAATGCTCAATCAAACGTCTGTTGATGACACTTCACATGATGACGAAATAGAAATGCTTATTCCTAAGTATTTGAAGTTAGCAGAAGAATATTGCAACCAAACTTTTGACGTTAAACATTTACCTACTGGCGTTGAAAAGTTTATTGCTGAATGCATTAAATATAGTGCAAACGGTAATATCTCATCACGTTCAATGGGTACGGTTAGCTATACTTTTGTAACTGAAATGCCTAAAGCGACATATAAGCATTTAAAACCTTTCAGAAAGCTAAGATGGAGTGGTTATCATGTTTAACCCTTTTGACGAATTTCCCCATCGTATTGCTATGGGTTCAAGAGAATTAGTAGGTGTGTATCCTAAAGAGAAAGAGCGCTTTAAAAGCGAACAAGTAATAAAAGGCTTTATGGACACACCTAATTCTTCAGAACAACTCAAGTTTCATCAAATGGATAAAGATTACGATAGAAACCTATATACTCCGTACAGCGTGCCAATCACTAACAAAACTTTATTTAAATATCAGGGTAAAACTTACGAAGTAGTAGGCGAGCCGATAGATCAAGGCGGACAACAAGAAATCAATCTTACTCGATTGAGAGTGTGTCCACTTGGCTAAGGTGAAATATGGTAACTGGACCTTAGTTGCAGAACTCGAAGATTATAAAGACGAGATGGAACGTTGGGTTAAGAGAGGTATTGCTAGAACTACAATGAAGATATACAACACAGCAGTAACGTTAGCACCAGTAGATACAAGTTGGTTACGTGAAAGTATCAGCTATGAGTTCTACGACGGTGGTTTTTCATCAAAAATTAACGTTGGTGCAGATTACGCTATATATGTGGAGTATGGTACTGGCGTATATGCTACTGGTCCCGGTGGTAGTCGTGCAAAGAATATCCCGTGGCGTTACAAAGATGCAGACGGACAATGGCACACTACTAAAGGGCAACATGCACAACCTTTCTGGAACCCAGCTATTGATGCGGGTAGAGCATTCTTCAATAAGTATTTTTCATAAGGTGGTTAAGATATGTGGGTATCAGTTGAACGGTATCTATTTAATGAGATATATAACAAATTAAAAAGCAACCCTATCATCAACAAACAGCTTGGTGGTAGGGTTTTTGATTGCGTTCAGAAAGACGCTGTTTACCCATATATCGTTGTGGGTGAAACAAACGTCACTAATGATGAAACGACGACAAGTATGGTCGAAGATGTTGCTATTACATTTCATGTGTATAGCCAAACTTATAACCGTAACGAAGCGTCGCAAATCATACAGTTTTTAGGTTATGTCCTAAATTCTGAAATAGAAATAAATAACTATTCATTTATTAAAAGCCGAATTGATGCACAAGAAGTGATTACTGATATTGACCAGTATACAAAACACGGCATCATTCGGCTTGTTTTTAAATACAGACACAATACTTTACAAAGGAGTGTAACGAATGGCGCAGAATAAATACATTGCAGCGTTACAAATCGCTGATAAAGATTTAGCGAGCAAGCTAAAAGAAGAAGATGCTATTCTGTTAGCTAGTTTAGCTGAGGGTGGACACACAATCAGTAATGACTTAGCCGAAATGATTACAGGTGGCAAAAAAGACTATGGTCGTAATTCAGTAGAAGAAGAGATTAAAATAACTGTTGACCGTGTACCCGGCGACAAAGGTCAAGAAGCTTTAAAAGAGGCAGTTAAAAATTTCAAACAGTTACGTTTATGGATCTGGGAAGTTAAGAAACGTGACGGTAAACATCACGGTACTTTCGCTTATGTAATTGTAGAAGAACACGAATGGTCATTTGATGATGAGGATGACAAAATCGAAATCACTGCAAAAGTTAAATTTAACAGTGCAGATGGTTCTGTTGACTCACTCCCTCCTGAATGGCTTAACCCTAGTGCTTCTGCTCCAACAGTTGAATGGGAAGATATGGGAGCTTATACAGACACATACGAAAACCGTACACCTAGTGCAGGTGCTTAATAGAGGGCTTAACGCTCTCTATTTTTTATTTTAAAAAAGAAAGAGGTTAAAACATGGCAGAAAATACAATCAACCCTATTACAGTATTAAATATTAACGGTGAAGAAATTAAAGCAAAGGCTACATTCTTATTCGATAAAAAAGCTGAAAAATTTGCGACAGAAGAAAAAGATAATGAAGGCAAAACGAATAAAGTAGCTGGTTTCAATAACATCTTTAATGGTTTATTAGAACGTGACGCTAATTCAATTGCAGACTTTTGGGAATGTGCTACTGCTTACTTAGGTAAGAAGGCTCCTAGTCGTGAAGATATTGAGTTATCTTTATCAGAAATTATTGAAGAAAAAGAAGATACATTAGAACTTTTACAAGGTGCATTAGATATTTTAAATAATAGTGGTTTTTTCAAACAGAAATCACGTCTATTCTGGACACAAATGAATATCGCACCAACTATGGTGAAAGAGGACGAAAGAGAGAGTACGAAGAACGGTATTCAGTTCATGAAGGACAACTACAAAGAAATCATGGGCGTGGAACCTTACTCGACTATTCAGAAATAAGACAAATTACCAGTCAATACATAGGCTACCTACCCTATGACGAACTCATGGGCTTAACACCTAATGAGTGGAAGGACTGGATAATAGGGCGTAGGCAAGCGTTGTTAGATGAACAAGAGAATATGTTGTTCATGGCACAAGCTAACGGCCTAGTACAAGCTGGTAAATCTCTAAAACGTATGCAAAGACAGATAGAGCGTAGTCGTTATATTGTTCGTAACGATGAAGAAGGCTATGAACATATGAAACAACGTAAATTAGCACAAAATAAGCGTAATAGAGAAGTACAAAAACGAGGCACACGTAGATTCTTAAATTCTATGCGTGCTACAAGTCAAAAAGGAGGGTAGCCATTGGAAAAGAATTTTGTTGCTAAGATTAGCGCAATCATCAGTAATTTCCAGAGAAATATCAAAAAAGCACAACGTATGGCAAAGACTGATATTCCGAATGAAATTGAAACAGAAGTAGACGCTAACATATCAAAATTCAAACGTAACTTAAATAGAGCAAAAGCAATGGCTCAACGTTGGCGAGAACATAAAGTCGATATAGATGGTAACGCTAGTCCGTTAAGACGTGTCATTTCTTTTGCTAAATCAGAATTAAAAAGAATTAGAGATAAACAAGTCGATATTAAAGGCGATAACAGTAATCTGAAACGTTCAGTATTAGGCGCTAAGCTAAGTTTAGCTACATTACACGATAAAGTCGTACACGTTAAGTTTGATACAAGAGGAATGACAAGAGCGCAAGTATTAACTAGAGCGTTAAACGATTCTTTAGACGAATACGGCGATAAAATGGATCAATTAGCAACTCGTATTCGTACGTTCGGTACTGTATTTGGACAACAAATTAAAGGTGTCTTAATTGCTAGTTTTCAAGGACTTATCCCTATCATAGCTGGTTTAGTACCTGCAATCATGGCAGTAGCTAACGCATTAGGCGTAGTAGCTGGTGGTGTGTTAGGAGTAGCTGGTGCATTTGGTATAGCAGCAAGTGGTGCGTTTGCATTTGGTGCTATGGCAGTAAGTGCAATAAAAATGTTAAATGACGGAACATTACAAGCTACTGCACAAACAAGAAGATACCAAGCGTCTTTAGACCAAGTTAAATCAACGTGGGAAAGTATCATCAAACAAAACCAATCACAAATCTTTAATACATTAGCTAACGCGTTAGACACAGTAAACGTAGCTTTAGGACGTATGAAACCATTCTTAGCAGGTATCTCTAAAGGAATGGAACAAGCGTCACAGAGCGTCTTAAAATGGGCTGAGAACAGTCAAACAGCTAGCAAGTTCTTCAACATGATGAACACTACTGGCGTTAAGACGTTTAACACATTATTAAGTGCAGCAGGACGATTTGGCGATGGTTTAATCAATGTATTCACTCAACTGGGTCCATTATTCTTATGGACTGCTAAAGGTTTAGATAACTTAGGTAAGAAGTTTCAAAACTGGGCTAATAGTGTTGAAGGACAAAACGCTATTAAGTCATTTATTGAATACACAAAAGAGAACTTACCTAAAATAGGTCAGATATTCGGTAATGTATTTGCTGGTATCGGCAACTTAATGAAAGCATTCGCTCAAAACAGTTCTAACATTTTTGATTGGTTAGTCAAAATGACTAGCAAATTCAGAGAGTGGTCAGAACAAGTTGGTAAGTCAGAAGGCTTCAAGAAGTTTATACAATACGTTCAAGAGAATGGTCCAGTAATCATGGACCTAATCGGAAATATTGTAAGAGCGTTAGTAGCATTTGGTACTGCTATGGCACCAATAGCAAGTGTAATACTTAAAGTAGTAAATGCTTTAGTAGGTTTCATTGCTAAGTTGTTTGAAACTCATCCAGCTATCGCTCGATTTTTCGGTATCGCTATGATACTAGGTGGAGTGATGTGGGCGTTACTAGCACCAATTATTGCAGTTGGTACAGTATTATCTAATGTATTTGGAGTTAGTCTATTACGAGCCATAGGTAAAATAGCACGTTTTATGGCTTCAAGTAACATTCTAAAAGGTGTATTAAACATTTTAAGAGGTGCATTTAGCTTATTAGTTAGTCCGATAGCTAATATAGGTAGATTATTACCATTATTAGGCAGTGCATTTAGTGCTTTAGCTGGTCCTGTTGGAATAGTTATAGGCATTATTTTAGCGCTTGTTGGCGTAATCGTTTATCTGTGGAAAACCAACGAAGATTTCCGAAATATGATAATTGATGCGTGGAATGTCATTGTTGACGCAATCTCTGGTGCTGTTAGTTCTATTGTTGGCTGGTTTACTCAATTGTGGTCATCTATTCAACAAACACTAAAACCTATCATGCCAATTTTACAAGAACTAGGACAAATGTTTATGGATGTTCTAGGTGGTTTAGTCATGGGTGCTATTCAATTAGTAATCGGTACTTTCCAATCACTATGGATGGCTGTTTCAGTAATTTTCACTGCGATTGGTGGAATTATTTCAGCTGCAGTACAATTGATCGTCGGTTTATTCACTGCTTTCATTCAATTTATTACTGGCGACTTCTCGGGTGCGTGGCAAACCTTACAAACTACAATTTCAAACGTAATGACTACGATTTGGGAAACGATAGTATCAATTTTTACCCAAATCTCTGAATTTATTTTCAATACACTAAATTCTATTCTTGGTACAAATATCACAAGTTGGACTCAAATTTGGTCAGCAATCGTTCAATACGTTACACAAATTTGGAACAGTGTCACACAATGGTTTAGTCAAGTAGCACAATCTGTATGGAACAAAATGGTGCAAGCATACAATTATGTAGTAAGTACCGGTTCACAGTGGGTTTCTTCAATCATTAGTACAATGGGTCGATTCTTGAGTTCTGTTATAAGTGGATTTATAAGAGTTGTCTCAAGCGTTGGATCACATATGGTTTCTGCGTTAGGTAGAGTTATATCAGTCGGAGCGCAATGGGTATCAGCTATCGTCGGTGCAATGGCTAGATTTGTATCTAGTGTCGTTAGCGGTTTCTTTAGAGTAGTTGGTGCTGTTGGAAATGGCATGAGTAATGCGTTAAATCGAGTGCGTAGCTTTATTGGAGATTTCGTTCAAGCAGGTATTGATATGATAGCTGGAATGATACGTGGTATCGTTCAAAAAGCTAAAGATTTGGCAGCTGCTGCGTGGAATGCTGCTAAGGGGGCTTTAAATGCTGCTAAAAGTGCCTTAGATAGTCATTCACCTTCACGTAAATTCATGCAATTAGGTAGTGATAGTATGACTGGTTTAGGTATGGGTATCGCACGATATGCTGGTAAAGCTGCAAGAGCAAGTAAATTGGCGGCATTAAAAGTTATGGATGCTTTCAACGTAGATTTACAACCCGACTTTTTAGACGGAGTATCTAGTGATTTAGGAACTACTCTTGACGCTCACATGACTAAAGATGTACAACACAGTATGCAAGAAAACAATCGACCTATCGTTAATGTAACAGTTCGTAATGAGGGCGATGTTGATTATATTAAATCTTACATTGAAGAAACTAACTCTAAAGATGCAAGTTTCGGACTATTTTAAAGGGGGACAGTTAATTGATATTACATGACGTAGAAATTTATAAAGATAAACAACATTATTATATTAGCGATAACCCTTTTACCAAACAAATGCTAAGAGTGGTTTCTTACGATGTTAAAGGTGCTGGGTATGATCGTTCTTTTAGCAATATCGATAGAGTGAATGGTCGTTTCCATAATTCTACTACTGAATTAAAGAAAACAGTCGAAATGAAGTTGCGCTTTAACGTTCAGAAAATAGAGCATGCGTCTTTCTTAAAAGCTAGATTACAGGAGTTACTAAGAGGACAATACTATCTAAGAGAACTTGCAGCATCTGAAACCGAAATCAAATTTGAGAATATATTCGAACCTAAAAACCAACAACCTACCCTTGAATATGTTGACGGTAGACAAATTTATGTAGGTTTAGTTAACGAAATATCATTTGACACTACTCAGATTACTGGAGAGATTGATATAGAGTTTGAAACAATTGAACTACCTTACTTTGAAAGTATTGGTTATAGTACAGATTTAGAAAAAGAAACGAACAACATTAACAAATGGGGCGCTATTGATGACAACCCATTCGGAGTTGAACAGAAGCCTAGACGATATACATTCTATGATTTAAAAATTGGAGAAGTATATTACGGTGGTTCTGTACCAATCAATCAATTTAATCAAGATAGCATAGTAGAACTTACATTAGGTGAAAATATAAGTGCTAAGGATAAATCAGGCTTAACTTTCTATATCACTAACGGTAGTAATGCTATTAAGATTAGTGGTTTAGATATTAAAGCTGGAGATGTTATCCGTTTTGACGGTATTCACACATACAGAAATAAAATCAGAATTGATGAATATAACCAAACTAAAACGAAACCTGTATTAGTTCCCGGCTGGAATACTTTCCATAGCACTAAGACACTTCAGAAAATTACATTTAAGCACAAAAGATATTACATGTAGAAGGAGGTTGCTTTCATGCCGATAGAGTTAAAGACATTACAAGGTGTAGGGCAATCTCTACATGTCGAAACAGTGTTGAATGAGAAGTTAAACGAAGATAGTTCATTAGAGTTTGAAATTATTGAAAATAAAGCTACTTTTGACGCAATTGGTGCTATCACTAAGATGTGGACTTTAAGCAATATAGGTGGATATGAGGATAATAGAGAATATCGCATTGTTATCTTAGATAGAACTAGCATTGGCGATAAGCAAAAATTAAGTGTCAAAGCTAGACCGGTCGAACTTGATGATATGAACAACCTTCGTGTCTATGAAACTTACAACGGTAGTTATACAGGGAAAGAATACTTTGATTTAGTATTCAAGGGTACTGGATATAACTATAAATTACATGCAAATGTCACTTCTAGTCGTTTTGAGAATTTAGGCAATCACGATACTAACCTTGAGTTATTCAAGAAAGGTTTAGAACGTTTCGTATTGGAATATGAATATGATCCAAACACGAAAACGTTCCATTTGTACGATACAGTTGAACATAAAGCAAACTATTACATCAAAGCTGGCGTTAATGCGAACAATATCAAGATACAAGAAGATGCATCTAAATGTTATACCTATATCAAAGGTTATGGTGGTTTTGATGAACAACAAACTTACAACGAAGCTAGCTTACAGTATGAATACACACATCCATTAGCTGATTTGATTGGCAAACGTCATGCGCCACCTGTTGTTGATGGTCGTATGACAAAAGAGAAATCACTTAAAAAAGCAATGGAGTTGACGTTAGCTGAAAGTCTTAAAACTTCAATTACATTAGACTTCGTTTCTTTAAGAAAACATTTCCCTGAAGCAGTACCTAAGATTGGCGATATCGTGAACGTTACTGATGATTTAATCGGTTTAAATGCTTATGTTCGTATCATAGAGATTACTACTCATAGAGATGTAAATAATGAGATTACTAAGCAAGATATCGTTTTGGGTGAATTCAGAATGAAAGATAGATACATGAAGGCAGTTAATAACGCTGCAAACTATGTATCAGCTTTAAATATCAATAAATCAAACCCTGCTAAGTTTGCTAGAGAAATGCAAGCGCAAAACAACGCAAATACTAAAACAAACCAACAATTATTAGGTAGAACTGAACAATTAAACAGTAAACTGAAAGAAACTGAAGCTAAGAGTGTCACAACAGCAAATGGTACGATTATTCATGACTTTACTAATAAATCTGTGATTAAAAAAGTTAAAACGATAGGAACAATTGGTGATAGTGTAGCTAAAGGCTCTCATGCTAAGACTAACTTTACAGATATGTTAGCTAAGAAGTTGAAAGCCAAAGCAATTAATTTAGCTGTAAGTGGAGCAACGATGTCGACTATAAAAGAAAACAGTATATACGAACAATCTAGTAAAATAAAAGGCGATTTAATCATCGTACAAGGTACTGATGACGATTGGACTAACAATGTAAAGATAGGCACTGATAAAACGGACACAAAAACGTTTTACGGTGCCTTTTATAGTGCAATTGAGTTGATTAAGAAGAATAACCCTAAGTCAAAAATTATCGTCATGACACCCACAAAACAGTGCTATATCGTGGATAAGAAAATCACACGTAGAGATACTGACAAGAACGCTTTAGGTTTAACTTTAGAAGATTATGTAGGAACTCAAGTAGACGCATGTAATGAGTTAGATATTCCGGTTTATGATGCTTACCATTCATCGCAGTTTAAACCTAATATTCCTTCATATAGAAAGACAAGCATGCCTGACGGGCTACATCCTAATGAGAAAGGACATGAAGTCATTATGTATGAATTAATCAAAAACTTTTATGGCTAAGGAGGTCAAAAATGTTAAAATTAGATAATTTAATCACACGATTACATTCATTCTTTAGTTATAAATTTGTCGACCAATTACAACATAACTTTGAAGAAATTAAGTTATGGGCAGATAGTTCTAACAAAGCATTGAATGACCACAAGAAACAAAAAAATGATGCACATACCAGTGACCAAATTAAACATGTTACTAAGAAAGGACAAGACGTTTCCCTTTCTGATGAATTGAATTATCAAAATGAGAAAGTAACAAATTTAGTTCTAGGTCATAATGGTAATGGTATTCAAGAATTAAGAGCAAGTCGTACATCGATGGATGCAGAAAGTTTTGACGACTTATCTGGTCGTTTGTATCACGACTTTTTAAGAGAAGAAAATGAACGTAAGAGTTTACGTAGCGAATTAATGAAGAAAATTCAACGTGTTGTAAATGTAGATGACTTTGGCGCTGATCCAACTGGACAAAAAGACAGTACGCAAGCGTTCAAAGACGCATTAGGTTACGGTAATGTAATGGTAACTATGAGTGGTGGTACTTATCTCACAACAGGTATTAAAATGCCTAACAATTCACGTTTAGTAGGACAAGGTAAAGATATTACAACAATTAAATTTATGGATAGTACACCAGCAGAGAACATCGGTATTAC